CCCGCCCGCAGCGAACTGCACAGTAAAGGTTCCGTTCGATGACGAAATGTCCGACCCGAAATCCAACAGGCAGAACAGCGGGTCCCCGGCGAGCGTATCATCCACAATCACCGCAGCCCGGGCCGTAATAGTCGAAGAAGTCCAAGCAGCATCAGTCGCATCAAAGTTCAACGAACCCGAACTGATCGCCATGCTGAAACCCGACAAAGCGTTGCCGTCAGCCGTGTAGCCGGTGCCGGACACCTCGCCAGACGACAAGTCAGCCCAAAGGTCATGAGTGTCAAAGTCGGGCGTGATCGTGTTGTCAACGAGACGGATGTCGAACGTGTCACTATCGACGTTCACCGCAAGCTGGGACGCATCAAGAACGTCACGAAAGGTCGGAAGAAAGACACCGGATGCGGTGACAGCCATAGCTACTCCTGAGCGTTACCGACGCCACGAGCAGCGTCGGGGGTAGCGACCGCATCAACCCGGCCACTCCAATGTTCGGTCTGATACCCGGCAGTACCGGGACGGTCCTCACGCTCAACCCGAGTGCGACGAACCTTCTTCTTAGAGTCAGGCATGATGAACCCGACCGAAGAATACTTACCCATCTGTACCTCCATCTAAAGAGAGAAAGGGGCGGGGGAAGATGGAGACCCCCGCCCCTTCAACCTCTATCAGTTGGCGCCGATGGAGCTGGCCGTCTCGTAGCGACGGATCGCAGCCTCACGGAACCGGGCGTAACCGCCCAGCCAGTACCAGCCGATCGGGTGGAAACGCATCAGCGAATCGGTCACCGGACCACGACGGACCTGCGGGACCGCCGCCGATTCCGACGAACTGAACGCCTTCGCCAGACATTCCTGACCGAGAATGAGGGACTGGTAAACGTCCACGGTGGAAGCGCCGCCGTCAGCGACGATGTTCACACGCGGGGTTTCGATCCAGCTAACGCCCTCAAACACGCCGACGATGCCCTGCCAGCGGCGGTAGTCCTCGCCGCCGGTGTTGTTGACCGGCTCAGCCCAGCCAGCAGCGCCGGTCTCGGCACGAAGGTCAACCGACTGATCCGGGTGGATCATGCCGATGTAGGTGGTGCCAACGAACGGCATCACGTTGTCGCCACGCAGACCAGCAACAACCTCACGGATCGAAGCAGCGCTGTAGGTGTCCGAAGCGGTGATTGCAGCCTGGGTAGCCTGACCCTCAAACTTGACGTTGGTGCCGCCGACAAGAACGTCACGGGCAAGGGTGTCAAGCGAGATACCGGCGTTGAAGCCGATCAGGTTCGCAGCGTCAGCATCAACGGCGGTGTAGTCGGTGCCCCGAGCCTTCGCCGTGGTGTTGATCGTGTTGCCGTACTCACGGAGAGTCACGGTGACCTGCGAATCGCTCATGGCGACAGCAGTCACATCGCTGGTCTCGGTCAGTTCGGAGGTAGCAGCGGCAAGGTCACTACGAAGCGTGAAATTGACCGAACCACCCTGATGGGTAGCGACCGGACGCACGGTGGCGACCTGATCGTGATGAAGCTGAGGACGAAGCGCAAAATACATGCGCTTGTCGAAAGCGGTGGTACCAGCCGTGTTCAGGCTGGAAACTTGAGTGTAAGCCATAGCGGAAGGGCCTCCTAGCCCTGGAAGATGATCCTTCCGCCCGAAGGTATCGGGCGGTTCCACACGGCGCTATTTAGTAACTGGCTCCAAAGCCACCCTCAACCATGAGTCCAGCTTCAGCTTCCAAAGCCTCAAGTTCTGCGAGGGAAGAAGCGTTCGCCATGCGAGTAGCAATGTCCGGCGGAATAGCGGGAGCTTCACCGGCAACGCTTTCAATCGCTGCCAAACCCTGAACCTCATCATCGGTGACGGGATTCGTAGGTTCCGAAATCAACCCATACTCCTTGGCCTCCGCTTGAATACGCTCAATGGTGAGGTCTTCCTCACCGGCAAGCGCCTTGCGGAGCAACTTGGCTGTAGGGGAATCCCCAATGCCAGCCTCGTCAAACAAAGCCTCGCGCTCATACCGGGCAACTTTGGACTCCAACTCGGAAACCCGAGCAGAATCCACTCCGTCGATCTTGGATTTGAGTGCCCCACGCAATCTCGTAATGAGTTCGTGGTCGCTATCCTCCGCAAGCTCAACGAGAGCTTTCAGTTCCTCAATATCGGCCATGTGCTTTCGCCTCCTACCCTCGTGTCTTTCCCAAGGAGGGATTGCGGGGAAAGACAGATATGGGTTGTTGATTTACGCCCGCTGTACAGGGTTTCTTCCGGTGGAATGACGCAGCGCACGGCGTCGATCCAGTCGACCGCGCCCTGCACCTGCCCCAGCTTCTCGACCTCGATCGGGGTGTGGGACACGACTTTCAGCAACTGCTTGTGCGACC